CTTCAGCTGTTGTTGTATCAAAACCAAAGCCAGTATTTGCCAATCCGAAGATTGCAGCATTTGTCTGACCGCCAACAACCGCAGATGCAATACCAGTATTGCTATTTGCGCCTGCAGCGAATGGAGTAAACGTACCATTACCTGAGTAAGCTGTATTTGCTTCAGTGTATAGAGCTTCGTTTGTTACGCCAGTATTGTTTGCAAACGCAGCTGAAGTATTTGAAGCATATGTTGAGCGCATTGCGAAGATAAGACCAGTTGGTCCTGTCATCGGCTGAACGCCGCAAAGGTCATAAGCCATTAGGTTAGGTAGTGAACGACGAACCAAGCTGATGAGGATTGGGTCAAAACCAGCTACTGGACCACCAGGAGCTGCGCTGCCGCCAAAACCGCCTGTGCCAGCAAAGTTTGCTGCGCCAGCTTCGTTAAGAATACCTGATTCTTCGCGAAGTGCACGTTCCTGATTCTCAAGTACGACAGCAGTAACTGCGCGCTTGTATGGATCAGTAATTGCAGGCATATCAGTATGATCTAATACTGGTGCCCACTTTTTCTGAATTGTTTCTGAAAGATACATTTTATTGTTTTCCTTATTTAAAATTATCGAGGGGATGTTCTAGAGAGTGCATTCACATAACGTTCCATCACAGGGGATACCTCTGATGTTTCAACAGGCTGTTCACTTTCTGTTAAAGCAATTGGATTGCTTTTTGCCTGTTGCACCTTTGATCCAGAAGTGAAATAATTCTCGCGAATAATTCCTAACTTCTTGCTATAGTCACCCTCTGTGGTGAACTCGACGCCCTCTGCGAGTGTCTTTACTTTTTCAGCTTGAGTGGCGGTGAGACCCTCACAAACTGATGTTGCTATTTCTAGCTTTGTTGCTTCGACAATAGCATGAGCGAGTTCGATGTTCTTGTTTAGAGCTTCATTTAGCTCGTTCTTAAGAACTTCATTCTCTTCTGCCATTGCAGACAATACATCTACTTTCTCTTCTGGAATGTCGATGTAGTGCTGTTCGAATACATTCTTCAAGCTGGAAATAAATTCTTCTGCGATTTCTGTCTTTAGACCAGATTCAATTGCAACTTCATTTTCCTTGACCCACTCTTCAGCCATGTAGCTGAGGTATGCGTCAACTTGCTCTTCGAGTTCTGCCTTGATTTCTTCAAGCGACTCTTGAGCTGCGTTTAGAATTTCTTCTTCCATTTCTTCAACAACCTGTACTGCACGAGCAATAACGGCTGATTCAAAAATGGTTGTTACTTTTTCTTTATATTCTTCTGAAAGATCTTCGCCATTGAAAAGAGCATCCATGTCTTCTTTCATGCCAGCCATGTGCTTCATTTTTTCTTTCATCCAATGGTGCTTGGCTTTCTTAGCTTCTAGAATTTCTTCTTCTGTAAGCTCAACATCTTCAAAGTCTTCTTCAGAAATCATTTCTTCAGTTTCAGAAGTTTCTAATTCAACTTCTTCTGATTTTGTTGGATGGGCATAACCATGACCAGCTGTATCTGGATGATCATTTAGATCTTCTGCACTTTTCATATATTTTACTGCAGTATCCTGAACCTGTGGAGGAAGTTTCTTCATCTTCTCACTGGTTTCGGATGAAGGAGCGACGCCTGGTGGGGTTGCTTGCGAACGATTCTTCGCAGCGACTTCTCCGACGTGAGATCCTTCTGGATTTTCCCAAGTTGCGCCGCCAAGGTCTTCGACCTCAGCTGACATCTTGTGCATTGGTTCTGATGGGGCTGATTTTCTTGTTGCGTTTAGAACGTCAGCGGCAGCTTCGGCTAGTGTACGGACTGTCATGAGTAAACTCCTTAGTTATATGTTTATTTATAAAATTACAATTTTGAGAGGAAGTTCTCAAATTGACGTATCTGAATCTCTTCCAACTGTCTGCGTTTTGCGTTGATAATAGTTTTCTTCATTTCATTAATTTCAATTTCTTTGACTAAACCATTATCCCAAACCCACTCTTTACCTTCCATAATACCTTGAACAAACGCACCAGGAGCTGAAGGGTCAGCTACTATATCTGCCGCTGTGGCAAGATAAAAATCAGGTTGCACATAGTTGACACCATTACGGATCTCTAGTGAACCCATACCTCTTGATGAAACTCCGAGCTGTGCACCGCCTTCCATAAGGCTTTTGGCAATCTTACCCATTGGTGTTTCTAAAATCTTTGCTTTACCATGAAAGCGGTTTTCTCTCTGTTCTAATTTTACAATCAGATGAGAAACACGGTCTAAATTAATTGTTGGAGAGTCTGGATGACCCAATTCTCCAAAGGCACGATTCTTGAGAACATATTCTTCGTTGTAACGCTTTACTTCGTTAGCAAGAATCTTTGTTTCGTAAATACGACCATTCTTATTTTTTTCATCAGCTACAAGAAACGGACCTTCGATATAGAGTTGTTTGACTCCATTCTTATCTTCAGTCATGTACTTGACTTCATGAATTGTTTCTGTGATTAATTTCATTTCTTTTTACTCTTTTTAATTGGTGGCTGCATTCCAGCTGAGCCAGTACGATTTCCACCAAATTGTATTGCGAATCCTGTTGCTGCTTCTTTAACCTGTCTTTTAAACTCTTTAAACTTTTTCATAGTCCCAATGATGACCTGCGTTTCATTGATCTGCTACGCTTTAATACTATGCGAGCCATCTTAGCTCTGCGCTTTAGTTTGCCGCGACGCTGACCAATCTTACGATGCAATCTTTCTGCTGGAGAAATTCTCTTTAGAGTCCCACCATGAAATGTATAGCCTTTCGTTCTAGAAACTTTCTTTCTTCTTTGTACAGTGAGTTTTCCACCAACCGTGCGAACTCTGGCTTTAATAATACGATATCTACCGCTTATTTTTTTTGATTCGGAAATGAATGTACTAAAAGATTTCATTATGGTCTGTATGTCATGTCGTTGTAAGCAATAAACGCATTAGCATAACCAGCTTCTTTATTTAATGTTAATACGAAATTATAAGTATCATTATCATTATAATTGATTACTCGAAGACCGATATTTCCAGTTGGAGCTGGAGCATTATTCGTAATGTACTTATCAAATACACCGCCGCTACCAAAACCACCAAAATTCATAATTGGAGTATTTGCTGATGCATCTTCCCAATACAATTGGACTACACCAGGACCTGTACTATAGCCAGATGAATAGTATTCAATTTTTGAAATTGAAACATAACATGCTTGTGAAGTATTTGCAAAACGTAAAGAAGAAGTATCAACAATCATCGTATTAGCATTAGTTATTGCGTTATACACACCAGTAATTTTAACGATTGTAGTTTGAGCTCCGTCTTGCAGTATTTGTACTTCTGGATTATTTACTGACATCTTTTAATTCCTATTGTTCGGAGACAACAAAGTCTACTATCTTTTTAAAATCTTTCGGATTACCGCTAACGAATTTAGACAACCCTTGTCTATTTTCAGCTGATAAATCTTCATGTTTGTATAAGTCTAAAATCTTTTTCGCTATAGCTGGGGGAACTGGCACACTAGCACCATTCTCAAAATTAACATCTCCATTCTGAGAAGATACTGCTATATTTTGTAATTTCTTAATAATTGATTCATCTAAGTTATTTAATTTAAATTCTTCAGTAGCATAAGAAACTTCTTTATTTTTTCCTCCAAATTTTCCAGGAAAATAAGGAACGCTTACATCAAGTTCGAGCTTGTCGTTACGGTACAAAGCAATTCGTTGTCCATTTGGAAATGTGCGAATTGCTTTCCTTCTCAACAAGAGCATAGGTGGAGGGTCTGGCAGCTTACCTTGCTCGTTCCCTTTCGGCGTTCCTTTTTTTCTTATTTCTGAAAACTTTTTCATTCATTAATCTTTCTTATGGCTCTTCATGCCTTTGTTCTTCATTGAGCGAAGCATCTCAAAATCTTGCTTATCAAGTTTACCGTTGTGGTTCTTGTCAAGCTGTTTCTGCTTAGCTGAAAGTTCTTCTTTCATATCAGAACATTCGCAAGCCTTGCTCGTTTTACCACAATCATCACAAATCTTTTCTTCGTGTTTTTTCTTTTCTGAGATTAACTCTCTAATTTGTGATAATGTTTTCATTTACTTGCTTGCCTTAGGAACAATTCCTTTTACAGTTTTTGATGCTGCTGGCCAAACTGGCTTCTTGCTTAAGATTGGTGAAGACATTCCACACTCTTCAACCTGCTCGACTTCTTCTTTTACTCGTTCGTGAGCACGCTTCATACTTCTAATTGCCCTATCTCTTACTTCGGTACTACGACCTTTAGGAGATTCCCAATGCTGTGTACTTGTTTTTCCTTCAAAATCAGCGTATGATCCGCGATTAATATGGGTAGCAACATAATGAGGACCTTTTATACCATGAGGCTTATTTCCTGTAGGAGAATAATGCACTGTTCCAATCTTACTTCCTCTAGAAGTTTTAACTGCAATTGGATTACTTTCTGTACCATGATCACTTGCTGCTTCATCCATCTGCTCGACTTCTTCTGTATTGAAGAAATTCTGAGCAACTTCAAACTTCTTTGCTTCTAAAGCCTCGCCGACTTTAGCTGCTAATGTTTGAGTAAAGATTTCTTTAAAATCTGCTGCATTTTTGGTTTCGGCGAATTCAGTAAATGTGCTCATTTTTATGTTCCTGTTCCTGTTTTAATTAGTTGGGATACTTTCTTATTTATATTCTGATCATCTTGCGGACCAGCAGAATTCTGTTGTTGATCATCACCAGCATCAGGTTGTCCTGCCATAGGATCCTGAGGCATTGTCGGATTTCCTCTAGGTGGATTTGATTCAGATTCTTTCTGCTCTTCTTCCATCTGAGTTTCCATTCTCTCAATATCATCAGCATGCATATTGAGAACATTCTCTTGAACCCAACGCTTCGAGTAGAACATACCAATATATGGCTGTACTGCCTGCAGCGTTTGAATTCTGTTCTGTATTAGCTCTGCGTCTTTTAGTTCAGTAAAGTTATTGTCTTTGATAAAATCGTAGTGTACATACTGTTTGAACTGACCCCATTCTTCAAGAGTACAAATACCCTTAAGAGCCAATTGACGTGCCATTAGTTCATCAAATAAAATCGAGAATCTTGAACGGAGCTTATCAATGAATTTGTCGAACTTTAACTCTTCACGAGTAATTTCATTGGTACGACCTAATGAGAATCCACTTTGGGATTCAAGTCTTCCGACAGGAACACTTAATGACTTATACAATTTCTTTTCAAAGTAATTGACGTCATCCATCTGCCCGAGGTTCTGACCAGCTGGAAGTGTTGTAATTTCTGTTGACTTACCTTCGCCGCGACGTGGCATCCAGAAGTCTTCCAGCATTGACATGTGTTTACGATCATCACGGATTTCACCAGTGCCTGAATCATAGACTAGTTTATTTCTAAACTTAGTCATAATGTCTTTTAGATACTGTTCAGCCTTCATACGTGGCATGTTGCCCACGTCGACATAGAACACACGACGTTCAGGTGCACGGGAAACTCGGTAGATAACCGTAGCATCTTCAACATAACGCAATTGGTTCATTGGGCGAATTGCCTTATGAACATATGATAGTACAGTTGACTTTGCTGGATCGAATAGACCTGAAGTTAGATAAACAACAGAATCTTCTGAAAGTTTAGTTCCACCAGAATAGTTGCCTAGAATCTGGGGAGCTTGTACGTTATTGTTGACGACCTTTTCATTATACAAATAGAATGTATCAATCTTGTCAATAACTTCAATCCCGTTTTCTTTCTTCTTTGAAATGTTACGAATCTTGCGGATACGTCTTGGGTCAATATTAATCAATTGCTGAATACCAGCTCTAGGATTAGCTGGATCAATTACTAAATTATAATAGAGACGTCCGTCAATATACCAACGACGAAAAATATCAGAGCCAAAATTACTGAAGTCTAGAAGACGAGTAATTTCACTAAACTCTTCACGAATCATTTTCTTGATTTTTTCTGGCTGATCTAATTGGTCAGTAACAATCTTTACTGTCTCAGCTCTTTCATCATGTACAATTGCTTCGTTCACGATGTCTTCAATAGCAGACTCAATTTCTGGCTGCATTGACATTGTGCGATACTTAGTGATTAGGTCGACTTCTGTTCTATACGAACCATCTAAGTCAACATAGATGCCATAATGGGCACCTGTCTGAATATTAATTGCACCATCTTCAATCTGTGGTGTGACAGGAGTAGGGACTGTATTTCCCTTATCCTGTTTGACGATCTCGAAACCGAATAGTTTTATTGCCATGTGTGCCTCATAATATCAAAATATAATGGGGAGTAGAACATTTCTACTCCCCAGTATTCAAAATCAGGTATCGTTGATACCCTGGCCAGGTGCCGATCCAGGAACATTAGCGAACGTTTGTTGCCAGTATTGGAATGCAAACGTCACAGTATATTCTTCTAGCTGATCATTTGATCCCCAATTTAATTCAATTGGAGCAACGTCAGTTGGCCACATGCCGTAGAAAGTATAATCTGCTAGTGGACTACCATCTTTACCATATTGCGAAACGACAGCATCAACCCCGTAACCACCATCAACGATTGCAAATCCTGGCGCTCTTACGTTATTTACTGGATCATTAATTGCCTCATGCCATCTTTGAAGTTCATTTCTTGTTAAGAAATCTTCATCATTAAGAATTGTAATTGTCCAATCAGCATAAGTGCGATTACCAGCTAACTTAACTTCACGACCGAAGTAGTACTGGGTTACAGTACCAATCGTCGAACCAGGAAGCTGAGCTGCGTTACACATAAACGAAAGTTTTGACGCAAACGCAGTATTGTTTGTAGGCGTATTAAACGCAACACGAAATAGATTAGGACGTGCACCGTCACCAGTTAACGCACCTCTAAATTGATCTACTTGGAAAGCCATGTTATTCTCCTAGAATTTTTAATTATTTATTAGAACTGTCCAACGACTTCAGTAAACGATACGCCAGTTTGTACAGCAATGAAGTTGAGTTGGATAAAGTTAACACTACGAGCTGGCTGAACAAATATGCTTCCAACAAATTGATTTGCATCAATTACCTGTGGGGTATTATTTGTTGTATCACAAACAACCCTAAAGGAATAAATGCCACGTTGAGACTGAACTGTTCTTAAGAACGGAGTAACTAAGTTCACAAACTGAGCTCTCGTAAATGAGTCATTAAACTCAAAGAGACTTGATTGTGCAGCTTTAGAAATTGTCTGTTCCATAACAATAAAGAGGCGACGGACGTTAATGCGATCAAATGCGCTTGGGCGATTCAATAGAGTTTTGTCACCAAACAAGACCGTTCCTTGTCCTGGGAAAGATACTACTGGGTTTACACCAGCCTGATAAAGAGTATCGCGATCTGCCTTTGATGGGTTAAACGATAATTTAATTGAGTTCTTAATAGTACCGCGAGTTAGACCAGCAGGTGACCACCATGGAGCACGTACTTGATCAGTATAAGCGCAAAGTCCAGCAACGTCCCCATTGAGTGGAACCCAACGATAAACGTCATTGTACTTGTCGTACATATACTTGTATCCAGAATCCATTGCACCATATGAACTATATGTATTGAGTACACTAGTTGCATAATTTGCAATTGAAGTAGCTGGACCAGTAACAGTATCTTGCGTATTTGCTAATGGAGGAGATACGAATGCCATACAGTCTGTACGACCAGCAGCAATAGTCTGAATCGCATAGTTCTGAATTACTTGACTGATATTAGCATTTGCAGTACCTTGAGTATTTGCACTAAGACCGCAATCAGCAGTAATTAATAAACTTATTGATGTATTTTGTGGATTAAGGAATAATCCGTATGCGTTCTGCATATTACCAATGGTGCATATTCCATCAACACCACCAGATAGTGGTGCGACATTTGCTGTTGCTTCAATAGCAATTGCTGAATTGGTTATTTGAGAAATGCTCTTACCCCAGTTAGCTGGAGTATCTGTTGGATTACCTAATGGAACAATATACTGAGATTTATTTGCAATAACATTTCTGAAGTAGCTGGTTGATCCATCTGGAGCCAAGCAATCAGAAACGACAGATAGAGCTGTATATTTTTCTAGAACAGTATTTGCCACTCCAGTAAAATATCCTAATTTGTCAACAACGGCGATATGAATTTCGTCGTTTGAACCAGTAAAGCCAGTTTTCTGAGTAATATATGGAGATGTTCCAGGAGCATATGGAAACAATCCTGCAAACTGTGAAGTCGCAGTTGTTCCATGAGCATCAGCATACCAGTTTGTGCCATTCCAGACAATAACCTGAAGAGAATTACCAATTGCACCAGGATAACTTGCAGCCCAAGTATCAACAGCTAATGGAGCCTGATAGTAATAATTATTGACATAATCTTCGTGATTATTAATCAACACACCTACAGTGTTTGAGGTTGCGTTTTTTGCACCAGTTAATGATGCGCGAGCAACTTGCAAGTTATTCGCATAAGACAAGAAACTTGCTGCTGTAAAAAACGTAGCTGCGCTGTTTACATCTGGATTACCATATGTGGATGCTAGTTGCGTTTCATTCGAAATTTGCATAATTGTATTTGCTGGTCCCCACTTAAAAACGCCAGCAATTGCACCAACCGAAGTTGATACAGCTGGTGTCGTGGTTGTCAAATCAATTTCCGAAACGGATACGCCTGGTGATACTGGAAATGCCATGTTATTCTCCTAAAGAATGGGCGGAGGTTATTATTCTCTTCAATATATTTATAAAATTCAACATTTGTTATTCTGCATAAAATTACTC